GAATCACATCAGTTACCACATTAAACGTTTCTGGTGTAGTTACCGCAACATCATTCGTTGGTGATGGTTCTGGTTTGACTGGTGTTGTTGGTTCTGGTTCGGGTCTTATCATAAAAGACTCTGGAACCACCGTAGGAACAGCAGGAACGATTGATTTTGGAGATAATTTAACAGTTTCTCCGATTTCTGCTGGTGTAGTGACTGTAACCGGATCTGCTAGTGGTGGATCATCCCAGTTCGTAACCACTGCTGCTGGTATTCATACACTCTCTAATGTTGGCATCGGAACCACAAATCCGACAAGTAAACTTACAGTTGGTGCTGTTGGTGCTGCTACAACTAACTTAGTTGTAAATGGTTGGGCAAATATTAGTGGAATGAATATTGTCCAAGACACTGACACAAACTCAATTTATATTGGATATGAAGCAGGACAAAGTTTACTTACTCAAGCAAATGATAATGGTAATATCGCTCTTGGTTATAGATCTTTATATGGATCAACTTCCCCAGATTATTGTATAGCAATTGGATATGAAGCTCTTAGAAATCCAACCAGCAACACTGATAATACTATCGCAATAGGACATCAGGCAGGTTATAATGGTGGCGGTGGATCAAATGTGTTTATTGGATATGAAGCAGGACAAAATGCTACTACTGGACATTCTAACGTTGCTATTGGATATCATGCAGCACGCTCCAGTTCTCCCTCCTTTGGTGTTTATATTGGGTATGATGCTGGAAAGAACGCTGATGGCATTGGAAACGTCTTTGTAGGACACAACGCAGGTGACGGTGTTACATCTGGAGATTATAATACCTTTATTGGTGAGGCTGCAGGAAATGATATGACAACTGGTAGCGATAACGTCATTATTGGTGGATATCAAGGAAATGAAAAGGGACTTGACATCAGAACTTCATCCAATAATATAGTTCTTTCTGATGGTGATGGAAATATAAGATTCTATGCAAACTCCAGCGGTAATGTTGGAATTGGAACCACAAATCCAACAAGTGCTCTTACAGTGGTTGGTAGTGGAACATCAACATCTCAACTTTTTGTTACTGGTGTTTCTACCTTCAGTTATATCCAAAATACTGGTATAACATCTACCAAGGACCTTATTGTTTATGGAACTGGTAATGATGCTGGTTCTGCATCAACTATATCGTTTAGAAGTAGAAACAATTACATTGATTTTAATGCTCAGCTCGCAACGGCTCAATCATTTGCAATTAGACTCCTGAATTACCCTGTTCTTCAAGGAACTTATGTTTACCCAAATGGTGGTTCTGTATCCTTAAATAATTGGGATGGCACTGAGGGAATAGCAGTCAATGATACTGGAATTTTGATGGGTCCTGCATTTGCAGGGCCAGGCACTGGAAAACCAGTTATTATTGGCACTGGAACTTCTACTGGAACTGCATTACAACAACTTCAAGTTACTGGTGGTGCTTATGTTTCTGGTAATGTTGGACTTGGAACCGCAAATCCATTAGGGCCTCTACAAGTTGGTGTTGAATCTTCTGCAGTTATAGTTACTTCTACTGGATCTGTCGGCATAGGAACCACAAATCCAACAAGTGCTCTTACTGTGGTCGGTAGTGGAACATCAACATCTCAACTTTTTGTTACTGGTGTTTCTACTTTTGCTGGTATCACAACAGTCACTGGACCAACATTATTTGCTAAACAACTGAATGTTTCTGGTATTACAACAGCAACCTCTTTCAGAACCAATACAACTGTTGGTGATGGAACAGATGTTGGATTTGCTATTAAGTATTACATAACTGCAAATAATAATTCCTCTGCATATAGATTTGCTGGTCCTGGAGTATTAAATAGTACCGATGATCCAACAATTTATTTACATAGAGGATTTACTTATATCTTTGAAAACTCTACTGGAACTAATCATCCATTTGCGATTCGCACAAGCAGTGGAGGATCTGCATATACTTCTGCATTCTTGAGTGGATCTCAAAGTGGAACACAAATATTCACAGTTCCTTTTGATGCTCCAAACACTTTAGTTTATCAATGCACCATTCACTCAAATATGGTTGGAACTCTCAATATTGTCACATGAACTTAAATGTCATCTAAGATGCTTAATAAATAACTAAAAAATACCGTCAAATGTCTGCAATTATAACTGATCAGATTAGAATATTAAATGCCAAAAATTTTGTTGCGAATGTTGGCGTTGGCACTTTTTATTCTTTTATTGGTTTACCAAATCCCAGTGATTATCAGTCTGATTGGGATAGTAATCCTCCATCACCTAAAGATAATTTTGACCAGGAAAATGATTACTGGGATACGATGATGGCATTGAAAAAAATCAATGCGAGTGATGTAAGACAGGTTATAACAAAAAGATTTTGGTCTTCAGGAACAGTTTATGATTATTATAGACATGATTATAATAGATCAAATACGGCTAAAATCTCTGGAGCAACCAATTTATATTCAGCATTTTATTATGTAATAAATGAGGATTATAAGGTTTATTCTTGTCTTCAAAATGGAACTGACCCAGACAATCCAAACGGAAGACCATCGTTGGATCAACCCACATTTACTGATTTAGAACCAAGATCTGCAGGTAGCAGTGGTGATGGTTATATTTGGAAATATCTTTATACAATAAAACCAAGTGAAGTTATTAAGTTTGAAACAACAGATTTTATTCCAGTGCCCTCTAACTGGAGTACATCACCAGATAATGCAGCAGTTAGAGATAATGCTGTCGATGGATCAATTAAAATTGTTACAATTACAGATCGTGGAGTAGGTCTTGGAACAGCAAATGTCACTTACACTAGAGTTCCAATTAAAGGTGATGGAATCGGAGCAGAATGCACGATTACAATTAACAATGACTCTAAAGTAAGTTCTATTATTGTTTCCAATCAGGGTTCTGGTTATACTTTCGGAAACGTCGATCTAATCACTGGAGGAGTTCCAACTGGAACCACAAGACCAACTTTTAATGTTATTATCTCTCCTAAGGGAGGTCATGGAGATGATATTTACAGAGAACTTGGCGCATACAATGTTCTTCTCTATTCTAGAATTGAAAATGATAATGAAAATCCAGATTTTATAACTGGCAATCAAATAGCAAGAATAGGAATCGTTCAAAATCCAGAAGTCACCACTGGAACATTATTGACAGTGGATAAAGCAAGTGCAGTATATGCATTGAAATTAACTGGAGTTGGATATAGTTCAGCAACCTTTACCGCAGACTCACAAGTAAAACAGACAGTTTCTTCTGGAACAACTGCTGTTGGTAGGGTAATAAATTATGATCAAACTACAGGAGTCTTGAAGTACTGGCAGGATAGAACAGTGTCTGGATTTAGTACTGTTGGAACAGCACAAACGAATCCTATACATGGGTTCAATATGACAAGATTCACTGCTTCACCCTCTTCGGGCGGAAGTTTAACAATCATCCCATCAACTGGTTCAAATCTTTCTATTGATACTTCATTCACAGGTGTTAGCACCGCAATAAATAGTAGAACATATTACCTAGGTCAAACTTTCACAAACGGCGTTTCATCCCCAGAAGTGCGAAAGTATTCTGGAAACATTATTTATGTTGACAACAGACCAGCGATTACTAGATCATCTAATCAAAAAGAAGATATTAAAGTCATTCTGCAGTTCTAAAGAATTATGCCTCAGCAAACGAATCTTAATGTAGTTCCATACTTTGATGACTTTGATCCATCCAAAGACTATCATAAGGTGCTCTTTAAACCTGGATATCCAGTTCAAGCGAGAGAGTTAACAACTCTACAATCAATACTGCAGAATCAAATTGAAAAATTTGGTCAGCACTTCTTCAAGGAAGGTGCAAAAGTTATTCCAGGAAATATTGGATATTCTCAACTTTATTATTGTGTTCAATTAAATAATAATTTTCAAGGAGTTCCTGTCTCTGCTTATGCGGATCAATTAGTTGGTAAAAAAATTACAGGGCAAACGTCTGGAGTCTCCGCATTTGTGGATAAAATTTTATCACCGATAGATTCTGAAAGGGGTAACTTAACACTTTATATCAGTTATTTGAATTCTAGCACTTCAAATAATTCAACACAAATATTTTCTAATGGCGAATCTCTAACTTGTGATTCTGCCATCATATCTGGATTACTAGGAAATACAACAATTACAGCGGGTAGTCCATTCGCGGTTACTTTATCTTCAAATGCCACCGCAACTGGATCCTCCTTCCAAATTCAAGATGGTGTCTATTTCATACGCGGAAACTTTATAAATGTAAAATCAGAGACTTTAATTTTAGATCAATATTCAAACTC